TACTATCTAATAACTTTTCAAGGTTACTTAATCTACTATCTATACTCTTCAGTACTTCTATAAGTTTATCTTTATTTACTTCCATATGATTTTTTATTGAAATAATTGTGCTGCTTTTATACCTTTTTGCTGAGGTGTTAATAGTTCTTCTTTAGCTGATAATATATAACTAAGATCTTTATTATGTATATCTAATATATTATTATCCTCTATAGTAATACCTTCTTTAGTACTTAGTTCCTTAATAGGTAGTTCTTTAGTATTTAGTTCTTTAATATGTGGTTCACTTTTTAAACCACTTGTGGTCGACTTTTTAGAGGACTTGTTATCTACTTCCTCTATCACTTGTGTAGTGACCTGCGCACTTGTGGTCGATATTCCTGATGACTGGTGATCAACTGTATTTTTACTCATAATAGTAATAATCTGATCGTAGTTAATTTTAAAGTGATTTTTAGCTGGCATACCTCTTTTTACTATATCTACCAGTTTATGTTTCCTAAGGTTATTCAAACAAGTTCTCAGTTTATGTATTGATACGTTACATCTATCAGCTAATTTATCCTGCTGTAAGAAAGGCATATCTACCTTAGGGTGTTGTCTTTTTAAGAAAATTAATTCGGCAAGTATTATTGCACTATCGTTACTTTCTAAAAATCTTGCCATTGATTTATTTACTATCCAATGGGCTTGTGAATGTAGAGTATTATCTACTAAGTTTTGTAATTTGTTCATAAAGTATTATTTACGTGGGTTAATGTTTATATATTAAGATAAGAATAATTATTTAATTATCCAACTTCTTTTTTCTTTTGTTTCTATAATAAAAACGTTCGTTGTATACTTTTATTCTCTTTTTATAGTTTTCTACCGGTTCAAACTTTTCTCCTTCAGGTAACTTATCTATAGTTTTAAAAGTATATCCTGTACCAGGTCCTCTTTGTAAAAAATCATCTTTTCTTAAAAACTTAGATATAGCAGCTCTTGAACATTTTATGTTAAAGTATAAATGCATTCTGGACTGAAAGTATCTTTTATGTCCATCTTTATGTATTGCTACTAAAGGTTTCATTCTCTTTAAAGCTCCTTGTTCTGTTGAATTATCTCTTAATCCTATATCCCATGAGTGTTGTATGTTATAACTATGAGTAACCCATTCTAAGTTATCTAATCTATTATCAGATTTATCTCCTGATATATGATTTACTTGTAAAGAATTATTTTTAGTAGGTTTAAAAGTCTGTAGTACTAATCTATGTACTTTTTCTAATTTTGGTATCATACCTCTTTTACCAGGGTAATGTCCAAACCTTGCATCTTCTGGATACATTCTTATAAACTTATAACCAAGCTTATCTGTTTGTAGTTTTAGTAATTTAGGGTTAGTTACTGTTGAGATAACTCTTCCGTGTGTAGAAATTAAATACCTTTCGAAGCCTTCTATTTGCTTCCACTTCTCTTGTTTCATGTTTAGTTTTTTTATTTATTATTAATATACGATATATTTAGCATATAAACTACCGTCTTATAATAAATACACCGGTTTTACTAAAAAAAGAAAAAAAAGCTATAATAGTTGTCTAATAAAGATAAAGTTCTTATATTGATATAAGAAAGGTGATTGTTTTATCATTTTTTTATTTTTATTATTTTATTATTTCAGAGAATTACCCGGTAGGCCGCCACTTATCGGGTTTTTCGTTACTAATTATAATATATGATACAAAACATTTGGAATAATACTACTAAACAGTGGAGACATATAATCAGCCATTTATCTAAAGAGAAGCAAGAAAGAATTACTGAAAGGGTTACTAATAACATTTTAACTCATTTACCTACCTCTTTGACTTCGGTTATAGATTGGGGTTGTGGTGGTGGTTTAATCTCTAAACTATTTTTAGAAAGAGGTTATAAAGTTTACGTAGTAGATCTTATACAGGATAGTATAGATAATGCCTATAGGTATGTTAACGAAATAACCTACAGTCAATTAATTCCAGAAAATGTTAATGAAATAAAGTATAAAGGACCTAAACCTGATTTAATTTTTTGTAATGAAGTTATACAGCATTTTCCTTCTTACGAATACTTTACTAAAATACTTTCAATATGGACTCAAGATATTAGTCCTAACTATATTGCAATACAAGTTAAACTAAACAACGTAACTAAATCAACAGATAATTATGAAAAAGAGTTTCTTAATGGTTTATTATTTTATGAAGATGATCTTATCAGGGATTTCTCCAATAAAGGTTATAAAGCTATCTCTAAAAACTATTCGCAAACAGTAGCCGGTATACCTATGGGTTACTATATATTTAAAAAAAAACTAAATGATTGAATGTCCTAAATGTAAAAACACTATGAGGGAGGTAGTAGGCTTTACTGTCGAACCTATCTTCTATTGTATAGAGTGTAACATAGTAGACGAAGATAGTCTCTCTCCTAAGTAAACTGTTTCGGTATATAAGTGTATAGTTAAGGTGTTAAACCTCTTAGAGACGATAAAAAGCTAAGCTATAAATTTACTACGAGTCTTCCAAACAACTCTATTGGTAGTAGCAAATATCTTTCTTCTTCTTTTGTTTGCGTAATCTAACCTTAGACCTTTTTGGTCTGGCATTAATGAAACCATTTATTTTTTTTAGAATATTATCCGTTTAAGCTATATACAAATCCTTCTGATCTATTTTGAGTAGTACCCGAACCTGCATTACTGTGTAGTATTATTAAGTTATTGTTTACATTGTCTACAGCTAAACCTGATAGTCTAAATACATTACCTCCTGCAGAACCTATATCACTTGCAGACAGTATTAATGATTGTCGAGTAGCCGGATTAGGTGCGGCTGGGTTATCAAAGTCATAATCGTACATATCAAGCTGTCCATCTCCACCACTTAAGTCTCTGAATAAGATAAAAAGTTTACTGTAAGTTGTTGAGAAATCAACTCCAGTCGGTCTTGTAACAGCAGTTGAGAAACTAAAAAGAGAGTTATTTGAATAACCATCTGTAAATTGTATTGAGTCTGCTGACTCAGCTCCAGCTAAAGCATATATATCGTTAGTAGCATCATAAGCTATATTTTTGTGCTCTTGAGGAGGCGTAGGTCCAAGTATCGGAGTTCCATTTAAATCAAATGAACCTGTACCTGCAGTATTTTGATCGTATTTTGCAAGACCTGTTGGATTCTCTTTAGTACCACTTGTGTTTTGAAAATATGTTTCTACATATTCTGTACCGTTCCATACTATACCTCTGTTACTAAATCTTGGATTAGCCTTACCTATATAACCACCTGTCTTACCAGGGTAGGTATAATCATAATGATAAGTATCAGTACTACCACCTGTAGCTATTATATACCATTTACTCTCGTTAGAATTATAAGTTATATCTTGGTTTCTTGCATTAGAAAATGCAGGTCCCTCACTACCATTACTACCTATGTTTGTAAGTTTTTCAACAAATACAAAGTCAAAAGGTCCTGCTGCTGCATCTTGACCGTAAAAACCAAATGGTGCTACTAAAGGCATATTATATAAAGTTAGCTGTTTGTACTCCGTAACTATCTCCACCATTAATACCTACAAAGGTATAAATGTCTGCACCGGCAGGTGATGCTGTTGGTGCTACACCTCCAGGGAATTTAGCATTTATAAAACTAATAGTTCCTCCTGCAGGACTTGGTTGCTTACATTCTAATACAAAAGTTGTACCTCTACCTGCATCTGCATATCCTACATTTACAACAGTATTACTACCACTTACTAAAGTTAAAGTAAAGTAATCTCCTGTTGATGGATCTAAAGAAGCTGTACTTGATACAATACTTAACGTTCGATGTTTACCTGTTGATGTACCTTCGTACTGTAAACTTCCTGTTACTTGTAAATTACCATCTAAATGTACATTATTAAAATTAGAAGTAGCTCCTGCTACAATACCGGCTGATGCACTTATTATTGCCGAAGACGTTACAGGACTTTTAAAGTCGACTGACTTATCAAAAGTTACCCAAGGATAATTTTGTGAAGACCACATTACTGTGTTACCTCCCGATACACCTTCATTAGGACCTAATCTAAATTGAGATACTGGATATACACCGTCTTTACCTGAAAAAGCAGTTAATTCCATTGCTACTGGCTGTGTAGGAGAAGAACCTGTTGGATTAGTATCCTGTATCTTAAGTGAAGCATACATACTTGGATAAGCAGTAGTATTTGTAAAAGGTTCTATACTTGGAAACTGTAATCCTCCGTTAGATGAATTCTTAATTTGTATATTACCACTTGAACCTGCATAACCAGCCTGTATACCAGTACCAGAAGTAACTGCACCAGCTACACTATAAAGGTATCCATTAGCTGTTATATTATTACCAGTTATATTTCCTGTAGAAGTTATTGCACCGTTTAGGTTTAAAGAACCTGTTAATGATCCGTTTATACCTATTGATCCAGATAAATCCATTCCTTGTTCTGCTACAAGTTTACGAGCTACATTAAACTCTGGATAGTTTTCTGATGTCCACCATAGGTAGTTATTGTTAAACTTATTACCAAATATTGGATTACTACCATCTAAACCACTAAACGTAGTCATTTCTAATTGACCGGCTAAAGCAGTACTACCAGATCTTTGGTTAATTATCTGATAACCAGAGTAACCATTTCCAAATCCTGTTGTATCTAAGTATAAGTAACTACTTGGGAAATTAACCGGAGATGTTGATTGACCTACTGCAAGTTCTGTTGTAGATACTAATTTAGCAGTAGCAGTAACGACTGAACCGTTATCTGTTAAACTTGAATCGTTTAAGTGATGACCTCCGTCTGACTTAGGTATTTTGTTATTTGTTAAGTAAGTTGGTGAACCTTTAGTTGCATATTCTGGTCCAAATAATGCTATACCGTGTTCTGCTGTTACTCCACCATCATCACTATATTCTAAGAACCACTCGTTATTACCTCCATCCCATTGTAAAGAAGAAGTAGTTAAAACAGATCCTGAATCTTGAACTACAAGACCTGCGTATTGTTGAGTTGGAGTATCGTTGTTAAGAATAATAAATGCATCTCCAATAATCTTAGCTGAACCTGTTACTGTTTGTAAATACCCAAAACTACCTGTACCTGCTACTGATATATTGTTAAACGATTGAGTTCCTGTAAATGTGTTATTTTTATTTATGTAAGCTATGTTAGGATCTGTAACGTGAGAGGAAGTAACTGCATAAGATGCTGAAGCTACTGATAAAGTAGATTGATTTACTGCTTGTGGAACTCCATTAGCATCACCTTTCCATACATAGTTATTTGCAAGATTAGGTAAGTCGTTGACTCTTCCACTACCTTGGACTATTATCTCTCCATCTGTTCCATCAATCTTAGCTGCTGTACCAATATTTTGAATTAAAGCTGAACCTGTAGGCTTAGTAGAAGTTAAAGCTCCACCTGTACTGACGTATACTGAAGCACCAGCTACTAAACCACTTGTATTTAACCCCTTATCTCTACCTGCTATAATACAAGTACCGGCTGAGTTATTTATTAATTCTGCACTTAGTAAACCAATTGCTGGCATAGCTGAAGCTGAATCGTTAGAAGCTGCAATAACATCTACATTCTGTCCGGTAACTCCTACTGCATGTACTGCTGTACCTTTAGCTAAAGTTCCTCCTGAAGTATTTTTTACTGTAATAACTAAATCTTCTGCTTCTGTAGAAAAAGCAACGTTGTTAATAGTGTTTGTAAAGACTGAACCATCTCCTTTAGTATAAGTTATAGTAGCATCTACATTACTTGCTGTTACTAAGAGAGACCCTGTGTCTACACTTCCACCACCACCTGAAGAATTTATTGTAACTGCTCCTTTTCCTCCTACCGGGGAAATAGTTACGTTAGTTCCTGCTATAATAGAAGTTACTCCGCCATTAGCAGCATAAGATGCACTTGTAGCTGTTAAAGCAAAAGATGAGGTTACTGAATTTAAAGCATTAGAAGCTGTAGCGTGTAAAGTAGTTACTCTACTTCCTGTACCATCTAATACTCCTGATCCTGCTACTCCTCCTTCGATAGAAGCAGATACCTGAGCCAATTGCCCAAAAGTATCTTTTATTTGTTGTGCGGTTAAGTTATAATTTGCCATAATTATTGTGGGTATTGTTTATATCTTGTGTCGTATACTCTATATCCTCTTCTTATAAACTCTCTTGTCATTTTACCTTTATGGTTAAAAACGAAAGGACTACCATACTTTTCATCGTAGTCAGGATTTAAGTCATATAATTTGTTTGAAGCATTTAACTCTGGAAATAAAGTTTGTTCTTCTATAATATAGTCAGTTAATAAATTAGAATAGAATTCCATTTTATTTTGTACTGCTTGTCTTTTAACGTTATACATTGATCTATCAGCTGCAATAGATTGCTCTCCTCCGTCCGGAATTAGTAATCCATTATTTCTACTTCTAATATATATTGAATCTAAGATATACCAGTAAGCTGCATATATAAGCATATTTTGAATATAACTATCTAACAATGTCTTATAGTTAGCATTAGCACTATCTCCTATTGTACCTGCATCTACTAAAGAAGTAAGTTTTTCATATAGTAAAGTACCTATAATTGGTTGTAATTTTATATCTTGTGCTTCTCTTATACCGTTTTTAATTAATGCAGTATCGACATTATCTTCGATATCTGTATAATTACGTATTTGAGTTTCTGATATTAAGAATGTATTTGTCATATCTTTATTCTAAGTTTCTTGGTACGTCTTCTACGTTAGTTTCATCTGATCTCTCTACTTGTTCAGCTTCTGAATCAGTTACCTCTACTGAAGTTACTACATCTTCTTCTACTTCTCCATCTTCGTAAAGAGTTTGAGTTTGTACTCCTAAGACCATGTCTGGGTAATTAACTTGCATAATACCCTCTAATTGTCTTAATATTTGTTGCTGGAATGGCTCGATAACGTTATGTTCGAATAATATTCTAGCATCTATTAGTTCAGCTCTACCACCTAACTGACCTTCAGTTTTAATTCCTAATAACATAGGAGATGTAATTCTATGGGCTGTTAGTATCTGCTGAATCGACATATCGCTAATTGCAGTATAATAACCATCAGCTCCATTTTGGGGTATAGGTGTAATGTCTGGTTTATTTTCTGGACTATCTACATCCATGTAAATTAATGCACCTGCATTTTCAGTTCCACCATAGTTAGCTCTTAACATAGTCTCTATAGACTCAACATCGTCTGAACTACCATTAGTATAAGTTGTTATAGCTAAACTTGGTGCTAAACCATTCTTTATGTTATTAACATGGAAATTACACGTTTCTACATCTAACTCAATGGTTCTAAGGGCGCCATTATAAGCAGGTAACGGATAGTATTGTTGACCTGGTCTGTAGTTGTGTACGACAAAGATTTGACTTGGCTCTTCTTTTGATTTTCTAGTATCAAAGACTGGTAAGTACATTGTATTGTCGTCCGTATGAGCTGTAAATACTTTCCATTCGTTAGAAATATAATAACCAGGTATTATACCTCTATGATTTTTTTCTTTAGCTCTTATAGTTGAAAAGTCTATATGATATGCTTCTGCTATTTTAGTTCTATCTCTACTGTAAATAACTTCTAATGCAAAGCTACCGTGTAGTATATAATCTAAGGATACTTTCTTAAAGATATCATTCCACGTTTCTCCTCTACTATTTGCATGCTCTAAGAAAACTTCATCGTTAGCTGTTAATCCTTGTCCTATAACTCCATGGACTATAGAATCTACACAAGCTGCATGTATAGCAGATCTATTGTATAACTCTATAAGATACTGTGGAAACCTGTTATCATTACCACTCTTCACATACTTGCCTTGTACTTTTTCTTGAAAGTTTACTTGCTCTGAATTAAACCTTTCTACTTTAGCAAAATGCATTTTATTTTTATTCTTTGCCATAATTTATCTATTATAAGTTGTATATTGGCCGTCTTGGTTAGCCCCTGTATAACTAATATACGAAGGTTTGTCGGTACCTACAACTTTTAATCTACCTGAATCTATAGTTCTTTTATTAGTTACAACTTCTGTTGCATCCCAATTATAGTTAGCTGCTGCCCATGTATCCGTAGTAGATTGCCATATTCTTGCAGCTCCTGCTATACCCTCTACAAGATTATAGGTATAAAAACCAGAATAAGCCGGTACGTCATTACTACTTAAACTAAAAAGTAAATAGTTATTATAGTAACCTGCCGGTACTGGTGCTAGTTTTGATAGATTTATACTACCAGAGGACTGATCATAGTCTTGTGTAAAATCTAAGTCGAATGATCCACTTGCTAAATCATGGTATAAACTTTTACTTATAGGCGATATTGCTATAGTATTAGTAGTACCTTCTTTTATTAAGTTAATCATTTAATTCGTTTTAAAAAAAAGGGAATGATAGTTTAAAACCATTCCCCTTTAGTTATTGTATAATTAGCCTACTGTATATCCAGTTAGTGCGTCAGTTAAAGCTCCAGTTGAAGTTTGTATCTCTTCTGCAGGCTCGACTTCGAGTCCTTGAAAGCTTAGAGCATACTGATTAGCGTCACCAAAAGCTTGGCCGCTAGTTCCTGCTCCTCCTGAAAGACTTGCTCCTCTTCTGTTACCCATATAGAAGTATCTTCCTGTATAAGGTGTCTCAACACCATTATTGGTTTCAACTACTATTTTTATATCTGGGTTTTGAGCTAGTACTTTAACTTGGTTTCTAATTGACGATTGTAATTTGTGAAATGCTACGTTAAGTATTTGATCGTAAAATACTGTACCATTTTCTAAACTTACTGTTGGAGTCTCTGTAAAGTCTCCTGTATTTTTAGTCAATTCAAACTTGTAAAAGACACCACTACCTGATAAGTTGCTAATTAAACCTTCTGACGCTTCTGTTATCGTTGGAGTAGATCCAGAAAGAATATAAATGTTTTTTATTCCTCCGCTATTGTCTCTACATGCTAGCGTAAATCCTGATGTAATATTACATGCCATAATTTATTGGTTTTATTAGTTAATTAATATAAGGGGCCTAATAAAAGACCCCCTATTGGTTTTGGTTATCTTAGTTTCTGTTGTTACTAACAATATATTCCGGAAATGCTACTTGAACTCCTAACTTAGATTTTAATCTATGTTTAAGTTGGTCTGCATTAATGTCGTAGAATAGTTGGAAGTTATCTACATCACTTAGTAAATCAGTTCCTACTACTGCATAAGCATCAGGCATCAAAGCTATACGATCTCCCGTGATTCCCGCTGTACCAACAACTTTTACATTTTGGAAAGGATAAGCTATTTGTAGGATACCTGTTCTGTTTGAAATTGATCCTGGATCGAAGTAATAGTTATTTAATCCTCTTAAAGCTGTAATGAATTTTCTAAAGTTAGAAACTGACATCCAGATTGTAAGGTCATCTCTATCCGCTACATCGTCACTTAAGTTTTCGATAAGTGCGTCTGTAATACCTATAATTGTAGCTGAAGATACTGATCCTGTTGCTGCGTTAGGTACTACAACTCCTGCTGTAGATCCTGAAGTTAATTCTCCTAAACCTCCTGAAGTCGACCATAAAAATGAATCATTCGACTTTTTCATTTGGTTAACGATTTGCTCTGTGTATATAGAAGCTAATTTGAAAGTTTCGTTATACGAACCTCTATCTAAAGCCGAAATACCTAAGTATTTTGGGTTTAGGTTGTCTAAACATAGTCCATCGTAAGATGTTCTTTGTGTCACAGTAATTACTCTCTGTGTTGCGTTAAATGAACCTGAAGGTGTAGATACACAATCTCCATTCTGTACAACAAGGTCAACGTCAAATATATTTAAACTTTCTTTGAACTTGATCCCTTCTTGTATAGGTAGTATTGAAGTAGTGTAACCTTCAAATATCAATTTTGGTATTACCTTTCCGGCTACTTGTTCAGTATAATCCGCTAAAGCTGATACATTTAATCCCATAATAATTTAATTTAAAGTTTTGTTAATTAATTGTTTTTTGAAGCTCTACTCAATATATTTTCGTATTGCATCTTTTTTAAGTCCGTTGAGTGATCAAACGTTAATAGATCACCTTCTGGTTTTGAACCAAAGCCAGCTTTACTAAAAGCTTTCTCAGTTACTGACTCACTAGCAGCAGATGAATAATGTTCTTTCATTTTTTCATCATGTTCAGCCATTTTCTCTTCGTGCTCTGCTAATTTTTTTTGCATCTCTTCTATCTTAGGAGCAATTTCTTCCATAATAGCTTCGATAATTTCCATTTTAGAATCATGCTCATCCATTTCAGCTTCTTCTTCGTGTTCAGCCATTGGTAAGTCTCCTGATTCTACTACTTCGTTATCTAACTCTTCTTTTGTTTCTTCTTTAACTTCTGCTAAAGTTTCTTCTGAAGATTCTTCCTCTTTAGATAAAGATCCTTGACCAGTCTCATCTGGTTTGTGAAGACCTGTAATTTTACCTTCTCCATCAACGACTACTACAATACCGTCATCTAAAGCATGTTCTCCAGATGGAGCTAATACTTTTTCGCCAGCTTCTGTAGTTACGTAAACCTCTTGGCCTACTTCGAAATCTGCATCCAAGTCGTTAGTAATCGGAGTACCGTCTACTAATTTTCCTGATTGGAATTTCTCTTCTACTACGTTGTCTGGAGTTTTGATATCTTTTTTGTCTTCTAATGAAAAATAGTTCTTAACTAGGTCTTTTAATTCTGATTTATTCATAATAATCTGATAATTAAAGTTGTTAAGTATTCTTTATATAGAAATAAATAGGCTGTAATATATATTTACGAAAAGAATAGGAGAGACACGCTATTTCTTATGCTTTAACACTAAGTCCTTTAGTACTTTGAAGCCATATCCTCCTGCTGCACCTACAAAGCCTAATATTAGAGCCATTGCTATATCTTGAATCATAAAACCTGTTGTAAAAAAAGTAAAAATAAAACCTGCTTTTGGTTCCGGTGAAATGTTCATAATGGTATATATCTATATATATTTATATATTGTTAAGCTGCGTTATGTACGTAGTTTTGAAAAATTCCTTCTATTGAAAAACCTTTGTATACACCTGCTTTTATATCTTCCCAAACCTTTTTATCTTCTATTTGATACTCTGCTACCCAAGTTCCTAATGGTAGATTCATACCGTATTTGTTAGATAAGTCATTATCAGTATCTTCTACTAACCAAGATTTAGTCATATATGCATTTATAGTTTCATCCATATCGTGCTCAAGATTTACTACATCTATAAGTTTATTTTTCATAGCCTTCTCAGCTATTGCTTTTACTGTATTTTTACTAAAGAAAACATAATAGGGATTATTATCAGCATCTACTCTTAGTATAAGTTTGTCTGGTATTAACATAGGACCTATAACTTTCATTTGCTCTTCATCTAATCCAAACTTGTAATGCCCGTTACTCTCTGTCTTAGAGAATCTCTCTATTAGTTTTACATTGTTTTTAGATAATACTACTTTATTCTTTTTTAACGATTGCTTAGACGCTCTTATTCTCTCTAGTTTATTTGATGCCCATTCTATACCTGCTGTACCTCCCCAAGCATCCCACATTAAGCCTCCGCACCCTTCACTGTAAGGGACGTCTTTGTGCTGTTGATGCCGTTTAAAGCTAGCCATTCTCGCAATAGTATCTTCTGATATAGGGCGTCTGTTAGCAAGCTGGTTAGCTCTTGCCCATCCAACTCTTGTACCACAGTCGTTATCAGGGTGTGCTTCTTTGTATTCAAGTGCTCTTTTTGCAGCATTTGTGGCAGATTCAGGATAATCTGTATAAGATTCGAATTCATATTCTTTATCTTCTAAGGGGTTAGTATAGTTTGGTAGACTAGATACATCTATATCTAAGTCCATTTCTTTTTGTACCATTACAAATCTACCTCCCATTCCTGGATGGTTAGTACAGTAATAATAAAGTATTTCAGGAGTAGAAGTTTTAGGAGTAAAATGTATTTTATCTAACTGATATTCTATTTCATCAGTACCGGTACCTAAATAAGCTTTACCTCCATTATGTATACCGTCAGGTGTTGTAGATAATCTCATAGGATGGTCTTGATTAGACTCGTCACATTGATCGATACAATAGGTTTTTTCTCTCTCTAAGTGTAGCTCTGGTAGTAACGTATCATCTATAACGTACTTTTTACCTTCTTCTGTTTTTATTACAGAGACATAAAGATATTTTTCTTCGTATTCTTCATGACTATCTAATTTTAAAGCATCATAACATATAGCTGCTGCTTGATCGTCTGCATATCCTTCACCTTTTAGTACTGGAATACATCTTGCTATGTAATCATCT